CCGCACCTGGCTCGCCGGCCCCCAACGCCCCGGCTGCCGCTGCCCCGCCGACCCCGCCGGTCATCACCGTCAGCGCCCCCAGCCCCACCAGCCCGGCCGCCTGCGCCGGCTTGATTCCGCCACATCCCATGTTCCGCCCCTCCCTGTTCTCGGTCAGCCCAGCAGCCCGGCCAGGCCGCCCGCCGCCGCGCCATACCCGCCGTAGCCGCCCACCATGTCGCCGACCGCATAGCCGGCCGCCCCGCCGCCCAGCGCATTGGCAAAACGGCTGTTACCCGCCGTGCGCTGGCTGCTGGTCACGTTCGTCCCGCCGCCGCCCATCGCCGAGCGGATCGCGTTCTGCAGCACGTCCAGCTGCTGATACGGGTACTGCTGCTGGCGCTCCCAGTCCGCGTAGCCCTGATCCAGATTCGATTGGTTGTAGTCGCGCAGCGTGTCGCCGATGCCCAGCAGCGCCTGCAGGTCGCGATAGTCCGCGTTGGCCAGCTCGGGCGCCTGCCCCTGGCTCTGCAGCATGTTGCCGCGCTCAGCCAGATAGGCGTTCTGACTGCGGTCCAGGCCACTCTCACCCATCTGCGCATTCCTCGCCATGTCCGCCGAAAACACCCCCTGCGCCCGGTTCGCCTGCTGCTCCGCAAGCTGCTGCTGCATGCCGTAATCCTGCATGCGCATGTTCGTTGCGATGCCGCCGAGTTGCCCCATCAGATCCCGCTGCGAATTGCGCGCCATCTCATCGACGCCCGAGTTGCCGAAGCTGCCCGACTGCTGCATGGCGGTGTCCCACTGCGGCTTGGTCGTCAGGTTGTAGTTGCGCACCGTCTCACCCTGCGCCCGGTTGATCGCATCCTGCAGATAGGGATTGTCCATGCCGGCCATCGGGTTTTGCGCAATCCGCGTGCGCTGGCCCATGTACGGATTGCCCCCCGGCGAATAGCCCAGGTACTGGCCCGCCAGCGTGCCTTGCGCGCTGTTCTGCGCCTGCTGCAGCACCGGCGAACCGCTCATGGCGCGCTGTGTCGTCATGTCGATGCCCGCCTGATGCTGATCGGTCAGCCCGGCCACCCGCTGGCCGCCGTAAGCCTCATAGGGCTTGTCCGCCAGCGTGCCGGCCCGGTCCATCGCCTTCAGCGAATACGGCTTCACATAATCGGGCGGCTCGGTCTTGCTGATCGTCGTCCCACCGCCCCCACCGCCTCCGCACATCCCCATGATTCAGCCCTCCCGTTGTTCGTTGGCCAGCGCCTGGCAGTAGGCCGCGAAGCCCTCTTCATGCACATAGCGGCGCAGCGCCGGCATGGCCGCCACCGCAAAATCAAAGCCCCGGCACAGTTCCAGCACCTTCGCCACCACGCCCAGGTAATCCGAGCGCACGATGAACGCGATCTGCTTGTCCAGCCCCTCATCGTCCGACGCCTCCAGCGTGTTGGCCGTCAGCCAGCTGACGATCGCCGCCGAAATCAGCGGATGCAGCGCATCGAAGTAGCGCCGATAGAACGGATTGGCCGGCAGGCTCACCAGCAGCCGGCAGAAAGCCCCATTCACCGCCTCGGCCGCTACCGGCTTATCGCGGTCGATCAGGTCGTCCCACACATAAATCACATCCAGCAGCCCGGCCACAAAGCCCACCGCCTCCGCATGGCCCGGAATCAACCGCGCCACCTCGTCCACCACGTCCCCGCGTTCGATCATGTCCGCTCCCTAGTTACCCGTCAGCGTGCGCATCCCGCACCACGTGCCCGGCGTCCCGGCCGCCACGCACAGCCACCCGGTGATGATGTACTTGGCCCCCGCCGTGCCCAGCTCCGTCGGCGCGCTGTTCCACACCACGTCACCCTGCTGCCACGTGCCCGCCGTCGGCGCCGCCGTCATGGCCCCATGCCGCGCCGTGATCCGCCCCTCTGACAAGTCATTCACCTGCTGCGCAATCGCCCGAAACAGGTCGTACAGGCGCAGGAACAAATTGCGCTCAGAACCCGGCGTGCCGGCTATCGGCAAGCGCGGATCGCTATCGAGGCGCGCCATCTCAGCGCATCCCCATCGGATCCATTTCGAGCTGAATCCCGGCCAGCTCGAAATCCCCCGCCGTCACGTAGATCTGTGGCGACAGCCAGCGCGCCCGCACCAGAAAATCCAGTTTTCCGTCCACCATCGTGCCGGCCCCTGGCGCCTGGTTAAACACGTCGCCGTCGTTCATTTTGTACATCACCCACACGTTGACCGCGGTCGGCGCCTTGATCCAGTTCGGCCGACAGCGGCGGCCCAGGAACATGCGGTCGTCGGCGCCCTGCTCGAACACCTGAGCAAGGGCGGGATGACTCAGCGGACCGGTCAGCGTCTTCAATAAACCGGCCTGGACCACGGCCGGAATCTGCCGGTTTGAAAACCACGTGGACGAGTTGTAGGAAATCCCGTTACCAAAGTTGTTGTAGGTGGACGACGGCGAATAGCTCACCCCCACATCGTCGAAGGTCGTCGCCGTAGTCACGTAGTCCAGCACCGCCGCCACCGCCCCGCCGTTCTCGAGGCTGTTCGTCACGCGGCCCCACGCATTGCGCTTCACGTGATAGACCATTGCATTAAAATTGCCGCTGCCGCCCGGAATCATAAAAAAGAACCACACCCGATCCGTGAAGCGGTCGAAGTACGACATCATCCGGTTGCGCTTGTCATCCCGGCTGTTGTTGCTGTCGAAGAACCAGTAGCGCACCGGCGAATTCAGGCTTACCGGCCGCGTCCCGTCGAAATACCAGATATCGTCCCGCCCGATAAAGATATGCGCCGGGCCGACATTCACGATCGCCCCCTGACACAGCGCCCCCACGCTGTCAGAGATCAATTGCCAGCGCCACACCTCCGGCGCCCCCACGTAGCGCCCCAGGTACATCGAGGTCTCTTTGTAGGCCACCAGATCATTGCCCAGCTTCTTGAGGGCCACGATCGGCCCCGGCGTATCCACCAGCCGGCCCGTTGCGCACTGCGTCGCTACGCTCGGCGTCCATTGCGTGTGGTTGAACAGCCCCGAGCACCACCACCGATCCGGCGAATCCCCGTAGGTCACCTCGTTGGTGGCCGCCACCATCACAAAGCCCGCCGCGCATTCCAGCACCGCCGCCTTCGGCGAGCCCGTCACGTCGGAAAAGGCCCCGCTGGACGAGGCCTGGATCACATCGGCGCCATTCACGGCCAGCGTCGTGTTACCGAACTGCGCGAACTTCCAGCGCACATCCGGGCTAACCGTATAGGCCCCCACCCGCGAAACGTCCGTCCAACTGCTCCCCGCCGCCTCCTGGAGCGTGGTCGACGTGCCCACCAGCATGCGCGTCGAACCATCCAGCTTGGTCACCAGCGCCGCGCCGTTCGCCGTGGTGCCGCCCGGAATCGCCGCCAGCCCGACCACCGCCACTTGCGACGGCGCCCCGCAAAAACCCCGGTGCGTCGGGATCAAATCCTGGCACTCGATGAGGATGCCCTTCGTCTTCGGGTCCAGATCGGGCGCCCAGGTCGTTAGCGGCACCACGGGCGAGGCGGTGCGCTTCACCATGCTGCTTCACCGCGCATCTGCAGCCCCGCCTGCGGAAACTGCTGGCGCTCATCGGCCGCCATCATCGAGGTCACCCCCTCCATATATTTTTTTTGCCACATCGGAAGGCGCTCCTCGTTGTAGAGGTAGGGCTCCGCCTCCATCAGCGTCGCAAACAGATAAATGTCCGGCGCCCGCGTCAGCAGCCAATTGGTTGGCGCGGCGTTCGTCAGCGCCGGGATAGAGGGGTAGTACAGCAGTTCCCAGCTCGCGCTGCTGGACGGCGGCAGAAAGGTCACCACGTTGGCCAGCACCGCGAAGGCCTGCGGCTCCTCGCCCGACCCTGGCGCGTAGAGCGACTGCTGGGCCGGCGCCGCGTAGGGCAACACCTTCATGCGCCCATCTGAGGTTTGCACCGCAACTCGCGTGATCGACACCGCATCCGAAGGCATCGCGAACGACGCCCCCGATCCCGTCGCCGTCGCCTCAAACTCGCGCAAGCGCAAATCCCGGTTGATGCGGCTCTCCGCCAGCGCGATGAAATCCGGAATCAGCGCCGTCAGGTCTTCGCGGAACAGCCACGTCGCCACCGACGCCTGCAGGTTGGAATAGGTATTGATCGCCACGGCTTAAACCCGCCCTTCCCACACCCGAAAGCCCGCCAGGGCCGGATCGTTCAGCATCCGCCGGGCGTGCTCCGGGTCAGAAAGGAACTGGTGAAAACTAATGCCCGCCTCGTTGCAATAGCGCTCCACCGCCAGCACCGGCAGGCGGGCCGCATGGCGCATCTCGGACGAGCCGTGCACGCCCTCGATACGCCGCCGCGTCGCCTCCTCGAGGATGCCGCCGCACTCCTGCGCGCGTTGGAACACCTCCTGCTGCCCCGCCTCGTCGAAGTGCCAGCGGGTTGTCGGATCGGCCGCGCCCATCAGCCCTGATCCTCCAGGGGCGTGATAGCGATGTTTCCGGCCGCCCCCGCCGGCGCATAGCACCCCATGTGCGTGCATCCCGTCACCGACACGATAGCCGCGTCGGCCGGCTGCACCAGCAAATCACCCATCGCCGCCGTGATGCCAGCCAGCCCAGGCCGGAAGTAGCTATCCCGCGTCGACGCAATCCGCACCAGCTTGGGCAGATTCCCGTCCGCCGCCACCGGAATCGCTACGGTCGTGTTCAGGATCGTCGCCGAGGTGATCGGCACCGCCAGGCCCGCCGCGCGGGGAGTTTTGAAGTCAGGCATGGTCGATCTCCTCAGGCCGGCGCGAGGGTCAGCGTGATCGTTCCAGAGGCGGTCGTCAGCACGCCGGTGAAGTCGACGCCGACCATTATTCCGAGAGTCAAAACCGTGCCCGCCGCTGCGTTGGTCCAAACCCCCACCGCGCCTTTCAGGTCCATCGAACCGCCGATCGCCGTGCCCGAAGCCACCGCTGTCGCTCCTGTGTAGGTCCGTAGCTGCGCAGTCACGGCCGCCGCATCGGTGCCGGTCGAGTCAATGCGCAGCGCCGCCCCTTTAATGACATAGCGCCGGTGTGAGTAAAAGATCGTCTGATCCACCGACGCCGGGTTGTACGGGAAAGTCACCACCACGAAGGCACCGTCAAAGCTATCCGGCGCGGTGTCGCTGCGCAGGCCCAGCGAGCCGTCATCGTTCTGTCGAAGCTGAGTACCCATGTTCGAATCTCCAAAAGCAGCGGCCCCGGCGGGATCATTCCCGGCCGGGGCCGCAAGGGTGAAGGGGAAAGCCGCTTACGCCAGGTCGCGCACCGCGCCCGACGCGCGCTGATTGCGCGACTCCAGGGTGTACTCCACGACGACTTGCTTCCTCACGCTGTCGCCGATCTTCGCCAGATCAACGGTCGCGAACGGCCGCAGGTAGGCAATCGCCCACTTGTCCGTCTGCAGGCAGAACAGCGAGCGCGCCCGCATGAAGCGGTTCGGCACCACCTTCAAGGTGCCAAAGTCGCTCACATAGACATCGATCGAGGCGTACAGCGTCTTGTCCTCGCTCTTGTCCATGCGCGTGGCGTTGCCGCTGAAGGTGCTGAAGTTCTGCTTCTGCTGGCCCCCGACCATGATCGTGTCGGGGTTGCCGCCCTGCGTCCAGCAGCTCATCAGCACGGTTTTCAGCAAGCTCTCAGTCAGTGTCCGGGTCGTGCCGTCGGTCACGCTGGTGCCGCCGTTCGGGGCCGCCGCGGTCGCGTAGGGGTCCGGCGCCACCCCAGAAGCTCCCAGGCTGTTGTTATCCTTGATCCAGCCTTCCACGCCGATCAACTGGCGGGCCGTGGCCGCGTTGCCCTGCGCCGACGCGTTGCCGGTCGAGCCGTTGGTCATCAGCACGAACTCCATGTCGCGCTTCAGCTCCAGGCTCTTCAGGCTCATCTGGTAAGCCATTTCCGACTTGCGGCCGGCCTTCTTGGTCGCCTCGTTGGTGCCGGTCACCTGCGCCGTTTTCTGGCTGATCTGCGTCCAGTTGCGCGCCCGAACGGTATAGGTCGTGGTCGTGTTGGTCGCGTCTGCGCCTTCCACCGCCGCGTTCTGCGCTGCGGCCGCAAGGTCCTGCTCCTGCCACTCGTGCAGGGTGTTGCTTGCTTCGGTCTTGCCGATCGCGCTCATGAACGGGGTTTCCGTCGGCGCAATGCGGTAGATCACGTCCGAGAGGTCTTCCCGCAAGCCCTTGGTGCTGTAAGTATCGATGCCAGGCATGATGTTTTCCTTGTTTCAGTGTTCAGTTGTGGTCAGCCGAGCAGCGATTCAAAAACCGCCGCGGCGTCCTCCACCCGGCCGGAGCGGCCGAGCTGCTGCATGGCTTGGGTCCGGCCGTCCAGCGCCGTTCCGGCCACCCCAGGGCGCTGCACGCGGGCTGGCGGCAGCTTCGCCACCTGCGCCTTCGTGCTCGCCGCCTTGGCCACGATCTGGTCGTAGAGCATCGCCTTGCGCGCCACCACCAGACTGCGGTGATCGGTCACTTGGTCAAGCTCCTCGTGCTGGAAGCCGGCCTTGTTCAGGTAGTCGCGCAGCGCCGCCTTCTCGGCTTGCGCCTTGCCGGCATCCGCCCATTCCGGAATTGCCTCCGTGAGCCGCTGCGCCTCCTGCGCCAACTCCTGGCGCAGCGCCTGCTGCTGCTCCGCTGCCGAACGCTGGCTCAGCTCCCGACGCGCCGCGTCGGCCTGCTGCAACTGGCCTACCGCGTTCTGGTAAGCCTGCTGCTGGCGGATGTAGCTCACCGGGTCCACATCCAGCAGGCGCGGGTCCGGCGGCTGCGGCATGAACTGCTGCAGCTGCTGGGTGTAAAACTCCAGCGCCTTACCCAGGTGCGCGCGTTCCTGCTCGATCTGCGCCCGGTAAGTCTCGACTTCGCGGCGCGCGCCCGCCGCCTCCTCGAAACGCTGGGTAGCCGAAGCGAACTTCTGGTAATCGCGCGTCAGCTCGGAAAGCTTGACCTGCTTGTCCTCGCCGTTGACCTTCACGGTCACCAGCGCATCGTCGGCCCCCTCTGCAGCGCCCTCCGCGGCGGGGTCGGGCTTGGCTTCAAGGGCTTGGCCGGCCTGGTCGGCGGCGGCCCCTTCACGGCCTTCATCGTCGGTCTGGTGCTGCGCGTGGCGCTCGTCGTCATCGCCGGCAAAGCTGGCGAAGGCGCTGGCGAGATCGTCCGGGCTGTTGCCCGTGTTGCTGCTGGTGCTGCTGTCGAAAGAGCCGCCCGCGCCGGAATCGGTAGCGTTGCTGTCCATCGTGGTTTCTCCTGCCCGCTCAGGGGCTCAATGAGGGCCAAAAAAAGCCCGCCGTGGTTCCCCAGGGCGGGCAGGTGAAAATCTTCTGTTCGCGACGGCTACAACGCGATCCGCGAACCGTCCGTCATGACTGCTGCATCCGTCTCGCCGGCCATCACCCGCGGATGAGAAAACCGCAGATGCACGCTGGCCGGCGCCCCCGCTACGCGGGTCACCACCTCCACGATACGCCGGCCGCCGGCCGCCTCCTCGCAGGCCTCCACCTCGCGCAAGCGCGCCGCCAGGTCTCCCCAGTCGGGCCCGCTCACAGCCGGCCGATCCATTCCCGCGCCGCCTGCTTCATCTCCTGCCAGCGGCCCGCCCGTTCCTCCCGCTGCAACGCCGCCATCCTGCCGGTCTGCAACAGCCCTTCCAGGTGTCCGCGCACGGCGTCCACCGTCTTTACCATCAGCCATAGCCTTTCCCTTCCCTCCGTGTCGCGCACCGGCGACGCCTCCCACTCCTCGAGCAGCCGCGCGCGGTAAGCCCCGAAGGCCTCCACGAACAGCGGATGCTCAAGCACCTGTGCCGCCTGCCGCCCGCGCTCCGCCTCGCGGCGCAGCTGCTCGCCCGTCGCGTCGTTCTCGGGGTGCTCCCGCAGAGACAGCGCGTCATCGTCGTAATCGCTCATTGCGTGCTCACCAGTCCATCCCCGGCCCCCACATGGCCGCCGGCCAGAAAACGCGCCACCTCGGCCCGCACCGCGGTTTCAAAGTCGGCGGACAGCTTCGCCTGCTCGGCCTGCGCCTTGATGCGCAGCTCCTCCGCCTTCAGCTGCGCCTCAATGCCCATCTGCTCGCGCTTAATCTGAGCCTCCAGCATCATGCGGTCGCGCTCCAGCTGCATCTTCGCCTGCATCTCCTGCATCTGCGGGTCCGGCTTCGGCGGCTGGCCGGCCTGCTCCTGCGCGATCTGGTCCGGGTCGGTGACGTACTTCTCAGGGTTCTTCAGACCCATGTTGCGGGCCATCTCGACCACCAGATTAAAAGCGTTCCGCGGCGTCACCAACCCCATTGGCGCCACCTGCTGCAGCGCCTGGCCCAGCGCCGTCAGATGGGATACCACCTGATCCTTGTTGCCAGTGCCCAGGCCCACGTTCACCGAAAAATCGAACTGGTTACGCCACTCCCGCGGGTTGATCTGCACCCACCCGCCGGTCAGCTGCACCGTCATCGCCTGGCGCTGATACTGCGAAATCAGTTTCAGGATGCGCCGGAACAGATCCTTCACGCCCGTCTCGGCGAACACTCGCGCAATCAGCTCCACGCGCATGTCACTCTTGCCGGTGATGATATTCACCCCCGTCGCCGTCTTGTTCAGGCTGTCCGCGTCGCTGCCCTGGCTGTAGCGCGTCCAGCCCGTCCGGTTCTCCTTCCAGGTCTCGAGCTGCTCGAGCATCTGGTAACCGCCGCGCACATCGCCCATACCCGCCTGCAGCGGCCCCACCGCGCCGGGGCTCTTCACCCGCACCACCCCGCCCGGCCGCACCGTCAGCAGATCATCAAGGTTCACCTGCCCCTCAACGGCGAACGAGCGCCCGTTGATCGACAGATACAGGTTATCGATCAGCGAGCGCATCACGGAAGTCTTCACGCGCTGCACCTCTACCGCCTGATCGGCCGGGCACAGCCCAAAGAAGCGATGCGGCAGCGGAATCGGCGTGATCGCCACAAACGGCGGCCCGTCGCACTCCTCGTTTTCCAGAATCTTGCCGCCGGCCCGCACCACCTTGCGCCACTCGGCCACCCCATCGCGGTCGTAGTCGAGGCGCAGATAGCACTCCGTCACCCACAGCGTGCGCTGCGAGCTCTCGCCGGCCGTGTGCTGGCCGTCGATGTACGCCAGTTCATCATCAAAGCTGCGCCGCTCGATGCGCTCCCCGTTCAGGCTCGCCGCCGTGTCATCGCTCGACAGCTCATCGACGCCCTTGTAACCCATCGCCCGCAGGTCGCTGATCGTGCGCTCCACCCGATGCGCGCAGAACGGCGTATCGGTCAGACTCTTGGCCCGGCGCGAGATCAAAAATTCTTCCGGCGGAACCGCCTCGACGCGCACCTGTCCCACGCTTTTCCGGCGGATGCGCACCGTCCAGCGCGGCGCCCCATCAGTGGCGCCCTCCTCCGCCTCATCGTCACTATCCGGCGACGCCGCCACAATCTCGATGCTCGGGTCCGACATCAGCAGCGCCAGATCCTCGGCGCTCTGATCGTCATACTCCTCGGTCGTGTCGTCGTCCCGGTCATCCCACCACACCTTGAGCACGCCCACCTTCTGCAGCAGCGCATCCTTGAACCACGTATAGAGCAGCTGGAAGCCCGGATTCTGCTTGTGAAAGACGTAGTTCACCACGTCGGTCGCCTGCTTCGCCGCGGCTTCATCCTGGGGCTGGGTCGGCGCAAACTCCACCGCCGAATCGGTCGCCGCGAAGGTCTTGAGCAGGCTCGGCAGCATCCACTCAACCGTATCCGCCACATCCGTCGCCACCACCGACGACCGCCCGTCGATGCTCGGCGGCGCCAGCTCGCCCTTGGCCAAGCCCAGGTAGTAATACTCGTTCCTGCGGCGCTGCTCCGACAGCTTGCCGCCCATGTAAGCAATCGCCTGGCGCATCTCGCTATCCGTGATCGCCAGCAACTCAGGATCGCCGATCTTCTGGCCCGGCTGCACCATCGCCGCGCTATCCCCGCTCATACGAACACCCCATCTTCGGGCAGCTCGCCCTTGACGATCAGCATCGCGTACAGCGCCGCGCTCAGGTCGTCATAACGGCTCTTCGTCGGGTCCGGATGCGCCTGCAGCACCGGCGCCACGTCGGCCGGTTCAAGCTCGATATCGCGGGATTCCAGCGGGCGCCCCTCGAACAGCACCGACAGATGCACCGTCATCCGGCCATCCGCATGCATGGTCAGCGGGAGGGCTTTGTAAACGATGTTTCCGGTTTTGATGAGCGGCATGATTTCCCCCGCCTCAACCGGCCAGCTTGCTGCGCAGCTCGTAGCCCATCAGCGGCCACACCTTATTCACTGCATTCGCGCGGGCAATCTTGCGGCCTATTTCGGCGTCGAAGTTCTTCGGGCTGGCGCAGGCGCTCTCACCGGTGACAGTGAAGCCGTTTTTTAGCACCAGAACACAGAAGGTTAGAAGGGACAGTGGGCCGTCTTTGTCCGGCTCACCTTCGGCAAATGCATCCAAACTACCGTCAGGTGCATCCTCTGGAGCATTCGACATGCTCATCTGCGGCTCCGCCATCGCCAGATCGCGCCAGAAGGCAAATTGCGCGCCCTCCCATGCTGTGAAATACCATTCGGCTGCGATGTTCGCCTCGATATCATCCAGCGTGATACGCGGCGCGGTTAGGCCTTTGGCTTGGATTTCTTGCTCGATTTGTTGGTCGGTCATTTCCCACTCCCAGAACGCAAAAGCCCGGCGCGAATGAACGGGCCGGGCGTTGGACGCAGCTATCGAAACTAGCTGAATTACGCGGATTGTGTCCGCACGCTCAAAGCATGTCAAGCGATGAACGATCACGATTGCATTTCGTATCCGTTCGGATACAATTCAAACCATGAACACCTTCATGACCACCGCCGAATTTGATGCATGGCTCTCCGCCCTGCGCGATCCGATCGCCAAAGCGCGGATTGCGCTGCGCATCCGCTCCGCCGAACACGGCAACTTCGGCGACTGCGAGCCGGTCGGCGATGGGGTTTCGGAAATGCGCATCCACGTCGGCGCCGGCTACCGGGCCTACTACACCCGGCGTGGTGGAGTGCTCTACCTGCTGCTGTGCGGCGGCGACAAAGCCAGCCAGAAGCGCGACATCCAGCGCGCCAAGGCCATCCTAAAAAAACTGCCGGAGAACTGAACCATGTCCCAACCCAAACCGTTCGACGCGGCCGACTACCTCGACAGCGAAGCCGCCATCGCCGAATACCTCACTGCCGCGCTCGAAGACCCCAACCCCGACATCTTCCTCGTGGCCGTCCGCGACGTGGCCCGCGCCCGTGGTATGGCCCAACTCGCCCGCGACGCCGGCATGGGCCGCGAAAGCCTGTACAAAGCCCTCGCGCCCGGCGCCAAGCCCCGTTACGACACCGTGCTCAAGGTGCTGCGTGCGCTTGGGGTGCATCTGCAGGCCCAGCCGGCGCCCTGAGCAAGCGCTCCATCTTCTCCCCGGCCTGCCCCAGGTACTTCGTCACCGTATCCGGCTTGATCCCGCAGGCCCGCGCCGTGTCCCGCACGCTGCGCGCCCGCTGGTAATGCGCAATCACCACCACCCGCAGCACCAGCGGCAGCACATTGACGGCCGCCTCGCACTCGATCAAGTCGCGCGGCGTAAAGCCCGTGTCGTACTCCGGCGACCACCCGCCGCCGGTCGCGCAGTCCCGGAACATCGGCGACACCGCCCCATACCCCAGCGCCGACGACTCCCGCCGCACCGACCAGCGCCCCCAGCGGCACAGCAGCCGGTCAAGCCAATCGATCATCACGCGTACCCCATCTTTGGATACTTGAGCGAGCCGCCCCAGTCGCCGTTGCTCATCTGCGGCTCCGCCATCGCCAGATAGCGCCAGCAGTCCGCACCGTGGCTGTTCTCATCGTGCAACGGCGCGCCAAACTCCCCGGTCGTCGCGTGCTGCGTGCGCCGGTAACGCTTCAGGCGGTTGATCAGCGCCTGCGCCTTGCGATCCACCCAGCAGCGCGGAAACATCATCCGCGCGGCGCGGATGCCCTCCTCGATGTCGTCGCGCCCCAGCACCACCACGCTGCGCCCCAGCGCCTGCAGAATCTCCTCCGTGCTCTTGCCGCTCTTGAAATCGCGGCTGCGCCCATCGTGCGGAATGAAATCCGTCCCCCACTGCCAGGGGCGGTTTTTGAGGTCGGCCACGTAGCTATCCAAGGTGCGATGACTGTCCTCGATGTAGTCGATCACCCGCACCTCTCCGGAGCCCGAGCGCTGCGCCATCAGAATCGACATGCTGTCGTTCCAGCCCAGATCCCACACCGTGTGCACCTTCAGCAGCGGATCATAGGGCGCGTTGCACAGCCGCCCATCCGCCTGCAGCGCCGCAATCTCGGCGGCGTAGATCGCCCCCTCCACCGCGGGCCGGCACTGCCCGTCCCAGATCGTCTTGTAACCCTCCGGGTCGCGCTTGAGCCAGCCCAGCCGCTCCCGGTCCAGCTCGGGCGGAAACCATGGGTTGTCAGACCAATTGCAGGCCACCACCAGCGCCTCGTCAGGCGGCTGCAGCACAAAGCGGGCGTAGGTCTCATCCGTGTCCAACTCCGGGTTAAACGTGATCCAGATCTCCGAGCCCGGCTTGCGGATCGTCGGAATCAGCACATCCCACGACCGCTTCGTCACCACCTGAGCCTCCTCCACCCAGCACACGTCCACCCCCTCGAAGCTCTTGAGGTTCGTCACCCCCTGCTGGCGGATGCCGGCAAACGAAAACTCCGAACCGTTCGCGCCCAGGATGCGCGTCTCCTGCACCTCGAACAGCGCATCCAGGCCCATCGCCCCGATCTGGTCCTTCAGCAGCTTGTGCACCGACTCCTGGATTGACTTCTGCGTCTCTCGAGCGCACAGGACGCGGACAGGCGCGCTGGCCGCCTTCGCAATCAACATCCGGGCCACCGACCACGACTTCCCCGAACCGCGGCCGCCGTGGGCCACCTTGTAGCGGCACGCCCCCATGAACGGCAGCAGCACCGCCGGAACGTCGCACAACACCTCACGCGCCATCCGGCTTCACCCCCTTGACGATCAGCGTAATCGCCTCGGCCAGCGCCGCCCCGCCCCCCTGCTTGTTGTCCTTCTCGTACGCCCCCAAGTGCTTCATCAGCTTGTCGGCCGCGCTGTTCTTGTCCCACAGCTTCACCTTGAAGCCGCCCTCCGGGTCAAACTCGAGCGATGCCACGGCAGCCGCAGTCGCATCATCCAGTTCGTGAGGGGACTTGATGCGTCCGTCTGCGTGGAACACCTGACGCACGTCCGACAGCGCAACGCGGGCCAACTCCTTCACCACCTGCACGGTCTCGATTTGCGAGGCCTTGGCGACCTCGGCGCGCAGCTCGGCGACCCTTGACGAAACCTTGACGTTGGCCATCAGGGCCGATGCCTTCTCCCAAACGCTCGACGGCTTCCAGCTCTCAGACCTCGGGTAAGCCTCTCGGTACGCCTCGGCCTGGCTTTTGCCCTCGGCAACGGCTCGCGCGAATGCTTCCTGTCGTGGGGTCAGCGCCATCACTCCACCCCCCGCACGGCCACGGTAACGCCTGGCGTGGCTCCGTACCGCTTGCAGAGCGACAGCCTCACCACCTGCACATCGTCACCCCACACGATGCCGTTCATCGCGTCGAAGATCGCCTTGGTCGCGTTGTCCGCGTCGGGCTTCTTCGTCGGATGGATCAGGCCTTCCAGCGCCTGGCCCCGCCTCTTCGCAGACCACGACATCGGTACCATCAGCCGGATGTCCAGATCCACGGAGACCGCGCCCTCAACTGGCGGCCGTCCGCGCATCGCGCCATGCGCCGCCGTGGCGATCAGGTTTTCATAGCTGGCCGTCTTCTCCGGCGTGAACATCCGGACGCCCTTCCCCATGCGGAAAGCGCGCGGGCGGCCTTTGCCTACCGGCTGGCCGGGGACCGTGAAGCGGATCGTCTCGCCCACTCCGCGCTCACTGCTGCCATCAGCGCCCGCGCTGCAGCCTCGCCCCGCATCTTCGCCACCTGCTCGTAGAACTTCGTCCGCGCCGGCTTGGCCAGCGTCAGCACCCATTGAATCTCGCATTGCTTCCTGTGCTCCTCTGTCCATGTCGGGCCTCGCCGGATCATGCCGAGGCGGATTCTTCTGCCCGCACCTGCTGCGCCAGCATCAGGGTGTAGGGGTCGGCCTTGGTGCCCAGCTCCAGCGCCTTCCGGATCCATGCCCGGTGGTCGTAGCGCGGGGCCGCCACCTTCCGGGCCATCGCCTCGGCTTCTGCTTGCCGTTCGGCGATCTGCTCGGGGGTGAGGCCCGGCGCCGGCAGCGCCTTGTGTTCCGGGCTCGGGCAGCAGGCGCGGCACAGTTCGACGAACCGAGGCAGCGTCGGCGGATGCTCGGGCAGCGCGTCCAGTGCGCGCCGGATCGCCTCGGGCTTGTCACGGAACCCGCCCAGCTTCTCCGCCCACAGGCTCATCGCGTTCTGCAGCCCCACGTCGTCGCCGTCCAGGTTGGTTTGGCCCGTGCGCCACATGTCCAGAAACCGGGTGCCGTAGCTGCCTTGCAGCTCAGCGAAGAGCTTTCGTACCCACCCCATCGGCAAGGGCTGGCGTAACGTCGATTGTCCTGTCGTGTCCATCGTCGGCTCCTATCGGGCCAGGGTTGAAAATCGCTTTTGCCGCGGCTGCGCGGCCTTCGGAGAGGGTTTGTGGTTGTCGTCGGGGAGAAGCCCGAGAGGGCGGTGACTGCGATCTCACGCGCTGCGCTTGGAGGTTGGTCAGCAGCTTGTGATCCCACTGGTGCTGGGTGTGCGCCTTCCCCTGTCCGATCCAGTAGCTCCGGAATTCGGCCAGGGCTTCGGTGGTGATCCGGTCTGCAGGGATGCCCGCTTGGCGTGCCAGGGTCGGGAAGTGCTCGGACGGCTGCCAGGACAGGTCCATCGGGAAATCGCCGTCACGGCCCTCGCGCGCGGGAGGAGGAGTAGGAGGTATCTCCTCTACTCTCTTCTCGTCTACTCTGTCGTGACATGCCGTGACATCGCGTGAGGCGTCGTGACATGCCGTGACATCGCGTGAGGCGTCGTGACATGCCGTGACATCGCGTGAGGCGTTAGTCTCTTTCTCTCGCTGGCGCTGGAGGCGCTTGCGCTCGGTGGCGCTCATGGCTCCGGTGGACGGATTGCCCAGATCCTCACGCTCGGGCTGCCGGCGCTCCCATCCGGCAAGGCGCATGTCCTCGCCGATGAGTCCCTTCGACGCCATCGCCCGCATGATCCGCAGCGTCAGGCCTTCTTCGTCGCCGAGACGGAAGTCGAACGAATCGGGGTCGAACCCTGAAACGTCGCCGCGGTCATCGGCCTGACTTGCTTCTTCCAGCAGCGCCAGCCAAACGGCCATGACGTCGCCGAAGCGCGCGCCAGACTTGCGCTCGACCCACAAGAACTTGTTGTCGGACACGGTGCCGTGCCACAAGCGGAGCCAGTCGGCCATTACGCACCCCTCCATTGCTCTGGAGTCCTGGCGCCCTTTGCCCGATTGCAGTCGCGGCACGCCGTAACAAGATTGGAGTCGTCGTTACTCCCGCCTTCAGCTACAGGAATGACGTGATCGCACTCAAGCGCAACGCCGCGCGCTCCGCAGTATTGGCAAGTGGAGTCGTCCCTCGTGAAGATCCTCTGGCGCGTCACCATCCATACTTCTGCTGACTGGCGATGTAGATTTGACGGGGCCTGGTACCGCCTCCATTCACAAATCCTGTCGCCGTCGATGACGCGGCCCTGCATCTCTCGCAGGATCGCCTGCACGGCCTCTTCGTCACAGTCCAGGGCTGATGCCACGTCTTCGATGTCCACGGCGTTCAGCGAGCCGCGGTCATCGGCCTCGTTGGCTTCGAGTATCAGGTGGGTGAACAGCGCGATCACCAGCGCGCGAGGCTGTCCAGCCTTGCGCGCGACCGTCTGCCACTTCGGATCTGTGGTCATGCCGGACCAGAGGCGGACCCAGGATTCGGCCATCAGGCAGCCCTCCTGATGGCCACGTCCACGCGGCGTCCGAGGGCCATTTCGATACCGGTAGAAGCTCCGCCACCGCCGGCGAAGTTGTCGATGATCAGCTCACCGTGGATGTCGAGTTGAAGCTGCATCACCGAACCCCCCACATCGCCAGCCACATCCGGATCGGCCACATCCACGCATTGAGCGTCACGGCGTACAGCCCAACGCGGGCCGGATGCGAGAGGCGCCAGGTCGCCAGGTCGATGAT